GTGTTATTTATTGTTATTGCAATAGTTCTTATAACTTTTTGAGTTAATAAAAAAGTGTAAAAAAAGCTGCCATTTTTTGGCAGCTTTCTTTTTGTTAATCACGATTTAATTATTTTTTTAAAACTAATTTAGCGTTTTTTAAATCGATAGATTTATAATCGCCAAAACAAAACATCCAATTTTTCAAAACAAAATGTCCAAAAAAACAAAAAGCGGTCACACTAAAAATGCTCACTTTTTGTTTCTGCTTTAATGACTCATTAAAGGGTGTTTAAATACTATTAGGAGCGATACTCTAACATCAACAAATCGGGCTTAAATACGTCCTTTACATTGGTGTCGGGCTCAAAAGTAGAGAAGCGTTTGTCCTGTGGCCTTCTTTGGATTACTCCTTGTAAAATATCTTCAAAAGCCTTTTCAAAAAGCCTTAAACCCATAGGCAATAGCTCATCCCTCCATAGCTTTGACGCACCCTCCTTTGGGTTTAGAAAATAATCTGGAGGAATAAAACACCAGTCTTGATAGGCAATATCGCCCCTATCTATTCCGCTGTTCAACCAAAACACAGTACCACCTGTAACGGCATCGTGCATACGAATCGCCCACTCAATTGCCGACCGCCCACGATGTCTCGGAAGCAAACTCGGGTGATATCCCAACCAGCCTAAACGAGGAATATACCTTGTCTTTTTTCCTATATAATCAAACGAATGAGCCGTAATACCTAAATCACAATCGGGCATATTTTCGGACCTTAGCATTCCCGCTGGAATAATAGGCACATTCCATAACCTTGCTAAATCTCCGATATATCTATCGTCCAGCGGGCAACAAACGCCTACAATTTCCATTCCCAGCCTTTGGCAAAGCCTGAATACCTCTGCCGCAAAAAACTTTTGCCCGCTTATAAAAACTTTAAATTTCTTTCCCATTTCCTAAATATTTAAAACCTTGCACCGCTCTAAAATGGCCGCCGTATCCTGCCGTCACTTTTCGATTGCCTTCAATAGGTTCGCAAGTTTTTTTCATCGATTTTAAACTTCTTAATTTATTAACTCCGTGTAATTTTGCCGATATTTGTTTCCAAAGTTTGGAATTTCGTAAGTACCCACAAAGTTGCGGATGAGAGGTGTGGAAAAAGGTAGGATATTGATAGCCTTTTCGTCCATTGCCTTGTAAATGGTACTCCATTATGGCGTTAAGAAACTGCGTCCCAACCCCCGCACCCTGCCACTCGGGCATTACCACTAAACGAGTTGCACGGTAGGCCTTTGCATTAAATAAAGGCGTAACGGCTAAATGGCACACCAGTTCGCCGTCAACCGTGCCAACAAAGTACTCGGCACAAGGTGGGTGAGGCAAATCTAAATAATAATGCTCCTTAAAAAATCTCCAATAACTTCCGTTGACCTTCCAAATGTCGAGTTTAATAGGCGGTCGTTTTGGGACTTTTTTTTTACTTCTGATACTCTCGTATCATAGACCCAATCGGGTTGTAACCATTCAATAATATCGTAATGGCAGGATAATAAAATGATTTGTTTTTTACCATTTCGCCTCCACGCTTTCGCAAATGCCGAGGCCCCAATTTTTGCAATTTGTCTATCAACTACAGAAGTAAATTCATCTACAATTACCTTATCGGGGGCGTCGCAAATCAGTCTTGCTAAACCTGCCCGAAATTGCTCCCCGTTGCTTAATACCTTAAATGGTCTCAACCACGCAGGAACATCGCCCAAACCTACTGCCGAGAGTGCCGCCGTGACTTCGTTCATTGATTTCTGTGGGGCGATATCCTCAACAATAGGTAAATTCTCATTCCACCCTTCGGAGAGATTAATAATGCCGTTGTTCCAAATCTGCTTACCAATGGAAGTTTTACCGCTTCCTGAAGGACCAACGATAAGTCCAATTTGCCAATCCCCATCCTCAATAGGAAGTTCGGCAATATGTTCCCAGGTGTGCCCACTTTCGGCATTAAATAATGATTTTACTTTTTCTGCACGAAAACTATTAAAGTTCTCGCAAGTGTGTTTTACTGATACTCTCATAGTTAAACTGATACTACTTTTAAATTTTTAAACCCCATTTTTTGTAATTTCTCAAAAAGTTCTTTTTGTTCTTGTTCGCTATCTACTTTGATGATAACGGCGTGTTGTTCTTTGTACTTAAATTCTGACATATTTATTTATATTTTGTCATCTTTGCAACTCTCACGCTAATTAATGGATAAACCCGAAAACCCACGGAAGACATATTTGCCCTCCGTAGGGCTTTCGGGTTCGTATTAAAAATTAGCGTGAGAAACTTTTTTTTAAAGCGGAGGACATTTTATTCCTCCTTTATTTTTTTTTTTACTTGCGGCCTTACGGCTATTGCGTAAGTGGGCAAGGTTCTTTCGTGGCGAACTTTACTCCAAATTATGCTCCTTCAGGCGTTGCCTTAATAGAGCGTTTTCCTCCTTCAGAAGTTTTACCGTGCGTTTCAGGCTGTTGATTTCGTCTTGCATTAACTTGATTTTCTCTTCGTATAGGCTCGTAATTTCACGGAACTTTGCCTCATAACGCTTGCCCAAATCATCGAGGGCGTTTTGGTATACCGAAACCAATTTATCCGCATTAGCAATCTCCACCGCATCGTTGTTCACCTCAATAGTTTCCGTTTCGGCATTTTGCTTTCTGCGACCAAAGATAAACCCCGCCAGGCCCGTCAAAATTGCACTCACAAACGCCCCAAAATGCGGCAATATATGTTCATTGATTATCTCTTTCATTGCCTTTATTTTTATTTTCCATACGCCTTCCTGCTGTGATTTCGCTCTATGAGGAACAAAATCAAGTTTAAAACCGCCCCAGTTCTGGACATCGTTCCTTCAAAGTCCTGCTCGCCAAGGTCTGCCGACAAAGTGCGATTATTCACGCCTATTTTCTTGCCTTTTTCGATTTTCAAAGTGCAGTTCCAGAGCGTTCTGTATTCACTACACAAGTACACATCTTTCCTAATGGCACTTTCTTTAAAATAATTTGAAATGCCTTTTAATGCTCCTTTAAATCCTTTGTTTTTCCAATCTTTGGCAAAAACCACCGCTACATTGATTGGCATTAAGATCAGTTCTAATATTATTGCGGTAATAAACAATAATATATTAATAATTAACGTCATAACCATAATTTTTTACTCCCAAACAATTTCCCAATCGTCTATACTCTCACACCCGTACCATTTAACGCCGCCAGCTATCTCTTGTGCGGTAACGTGGAATAGGCCTCTCCTAAACGCCTCTATAATAGCATCGTCTAGCGGCAGTTCTCTAAAACTTGCACTTGTTTCTAGCACGTTAATTAACTCTTTAATATTGGCATAACCTTGCCTCGATATTCGTCTTGTGGGTTCGCCCACAATCTTTGTAACGGTTCTCGTTGCTCTTTCAAAATATGGTGCCTCTGACGTGCCAACATTATTCATATATTCCTCCTCTAATTCCACGTAGCACGTATCTCTTATTACAAGAACATATTCCTCTCTCTCTACGTTATTTTCAATACTCTCCACACTCATCTCAACGATTCCGCTGTGGAACGGAGGATAAAACAGTGCTCTTTTTGAGCGAATTTTTATTGTTGCCATTTTGTGATAATTTATTGTGTTATTATTTCCTCCACTTCAATAAAGCTTCCAGGCATAATCGAGCCGTAGCCATGCACCCCGTCTTGGCGCGAAAAGCAGGGGTATATGCTAAAGTTACTGTTGGGTGCCTTTATAATAAACTCGAGCGTAAATATATCCCTGTTATCCTCTATATTACCAACGTTGGTGGTGTCTGACTGAATAATAGAGTAGAAGCCCTCGCTCGCCCTTATCAACTTATTGGGGTAACCTAGATAACCCACGCTATCGTTATGTTTTACGGCTCTACTCACAAGGCGTGTGTCGCCTATAATACAAATTCTAACTTTGTACAGTTCGTTCGTAAACAATTTAGGCACGCCCAAATAAAAATCGTTAAACGTTCCTGGCCTATTGAGGGGAATTGTTTCATTAGTGATTTCCCTCGATAGCTTATTATACCAACGCCTCGGCGTTCTTACCCTAACCACAGGTGTGTTTTCTAGTTCGCCAACGGCGAGACGATAGGTATAATTATCCCAGGAGTTTACCTTGGGAATCCCATATAATAACACTCCATGACTTGCACTGGCAACTTTTGTTCGTAGAGCGCCACCCACATTAAATTTCAGTGCGGCCTCGTAACGGAGTCTGTCGACCGTTATCATTCCATCCTGGCTAGTGCCTGCGCTATTGAGGCTATAATCGTGTAGCCTTATATCGCCATTCCCTATCGTAAATCGGGTCGTATTATCAGGTCTGGGGAGGTTACGCTCTCTGTTTAAAAAGCTAAACGTTCTGCCGCCTAAGTTCCATACATAATCCGCGCCCTGAGTAACGCCGCCATCTGCCGTAGTTGTAAGATGAGACGTTGCTATATTGGTGTTGCCGCTTTCCAATAGTTCTGTGATTTGCTCTTTAGTATAAGCGTTGCCAACTTTGTTATCTTCGTCTACCGTGGCGATATTACTTGGCAATTCCCCCACACCTAAAGTATTTCTCCACGACTCTATCTGTGGAGGGGTTAAATTCGTTGAGTCTGAGTTCGCTTTTACGTCTATACTCGCACCGTTCACCTCGAGTTGCTCTTTAATGTCGTTTAACTCCGAGTTCACGTCTTTCGTGAATTGAGTAATGTTGTTGATTGCTTCCGAACTAATTTCATCTTTATGCACAAAGCTGTCTATCAACGCCGAAAACTGCTGTCCCGTGGGCTTTTTGCCATCGGAAAACCAATTTTTTAATGTATCTTTTTTCATGTTTTTTTTTAATTAAACCCTACAAATTCAATGAATTGCACCACTCTATATGGCGGCATATTGTTGTGTGGTTGGTTCCCACCAACTGAGGATGTGTTTTGCTTTTTCAAAGAAGGCTCCGCCCCTTGTGGATACGTTCTGTTGCCGACGCTCTCGCCGCCCCCATAAACGCTATGAAGAGATTCCCCACCTTGTTGGTGATTATGGCTCGGCATCTCTTCCTCCGTTAAAGTATGCGTTTTCGCCCCGCCAACTTTTCCAATTTGATTGAAAAAGCTATCCTCTGGGTTCCACCCAACGGGCATTCGCCCACGTAGATCTGTGCATTCCTGCCAACCTTCGGGAATAGGCTCGGTAGCTGGTTTTCCCCAAATCGCAATAGTACCAATAGGAAGCATCTTGTCGATCCTCTCCGACAGCTGTACAATTAATCCGCCGAAGTGATTCATTTGGTGCTGTACCTCGCTAAATACTCGAGTGTTTTTAAAGGATTCCCACGGCGTTCCCTCTGGGCTTATCCCTATCGTTGCATACTTCCGAGTTATTACAGGGCTTGTTGTGCCGTTTTCAAATTCGTCCGAGATTGTTTCTGTGATCACATATACTTTTGCGTTCGGACTTGCTGTTCCTCCTTTAAATGCCATCAGCTCGCCGTCGATAACTACAACGCCATCTGCCACTTGATTTGCTCCGCCAAAACCAACATTGTTAATCACTTCGCAGCCGCTAATAATTCCATTAGTAGCGCCGTTTGGCAACAACCCCGCAACGGCTCTCGAGCAAACCTCTCTATCCGTTTGCATTTGCTCCAATATGTTGGTTGTGAGCGGAAAACCTAAATTATTTTCAAAATGTACCATATCTTAATTAATCGTTAATCATTACTATCTTATACCGTTTTCCTACTAATTTATATTTGTCAACAATAGCCCTTAGTTGCTGTTGTGAAATCTCTTGATTTAGCGATTGTGGAATCAGCACAAGGAAGTCAAAACCGTTATCGGCAAATGCTTCAATAGGGTGAATGTATTTTTTACCCAAGTAAATAGGTTGTGCGTACGGGATTGCGTACAGCCACGTGCGAGTGTATTGTTGGGCATCAACTATTTTGATGCGTCTTTGGCCTGGATCAAATCTATCATTCAACGCACCTCGCAAGTGGCATACCTGCCCATTGTGGGCGAGGTTGTAGAGGTTTTCATTCCGATGAAAATTAAAATAATCAATAACTTTAATTAGCGGAAAATGCAGTGCCCGAAGCCACGCCAGGAACTTCTCTTTTCTTAAAAAAGTAGGCGTAAGGAGTGCCGTTAGTCTTTGTATGTTTATATTATACCACATATTGCGTACTTAAATTTTCTATCTTAAAATAACCGCTCTTCGCAATTGTCTTAATTGCTATACTCGCATAATTCGTGTAGTTGTCTCCATCGAAGTGGCTCGATGCCGCTTCTTGCAATGCAAGATCTTCAACCCCCTCAACTTGTTGAATGGCGTCTATCAACTTCATCAATGATAACTCTCCGTTGAATGGTAGATTCTTCAGATAATTATTAATTGCCTCCTGAACTGGATTAGTTCCAGTAAGAATGTTGTTACCTTGCTCGTCTAGTACAAGCGGGTTACGAACTATTTTAAAACCTAACTGCAACTTGTCAGCTGGGTAACTTATCACGGTAATCTTCACCCCAGCATCTTTTATTTCGTTCATATATGCCTCAAAACTTGCCTTTTGCCCTGTGCTAATAGGTTGCAGTTCTCCGCCCTGTTCTGTGGCTATTTTCACGATTAAGCGACTTTCAGTTTCGCTTTCCGTAACTGCTGAATACTTGACAATTTTGGAATTTTCTATCTCATCTTCGGTTTTGCCTTGATTGTTGAATTTGTCCGTATCTGGAATCAAATCAAAGCCATATTGAAAGGCTAATGCTTTGTTGCGATACCACCTTGCAGTATGCGGTTTGAGTTCGCTCAATGCCCCCGAAACTTCTTTGCGGTGCTGGTCAAAAATCCGCTCCAAAGTGTGAATAACAAAGGCGGTGATGTACACCCATAGCCTCCACACCGCTACTTTGCTGGTAGAATTGAGTTCCGCCAAGGCTGGTTCGTTTGCCTTAGCCTGTAAAATTTCTTGCTGTATATCTTGTATGCTTCGTGCCATTTTTTTTGCTTTTGGCTAATAGCTATTTGCCATTAGCTAATGATAAAATTGATACCGATTGCCCAATAACTAATGCCTTGTGGCTGTTCTACTGCTGCCGTAATAGCCGTGGCAGGCTGAATGTTTTTTGCGGTGTAGTAGCTTAAAATATCTTTATTCGCTTTCAGCTCTTGGCTATTTGCTACGAGCCAATCCCCAGCCTCCAAATCATCGGTAAGGCTTCTATTGTTCGCTAATGCCAAATCAAAAGCGTTTTCCGCCGTTCCTGTGTGCTGTATGGCGAGGTCTAATAGGCTCTGATGGTGTAGGACGGTTGTTTTCATTATTCTACGCTCTGTACGGTTACGGGGCCATTTGGTGCCGTGGCCACAATGGTTATTTTTCTCACTTCGCTTACTATTGCCGCCGCCAGCTTTTCACAAAAATGCTCCATTGATTGGTCTGGATTATCAGTTTCCGTACGAATGCCTAAAATCATTTCTCTTATCTTCTGTGCTAATGCACTTTCACTCATTGCCATTTTAATTGTCTTTTAAAAAGGTTTTAAATCTGTTTTCAATTGCCATAAATTGGGCGGCATTCACCAGCTGTATTGTGCTTCCTGTGTTGGTAGTGAATTTCATTCGCTGAATTTCCTTTAATAGGTCGCTCATCAACTTTGCCAAGGTTTCGTCTTCTTTTTTTAAGAGGAAACCCTCATCATTGATTTTGATTTGTGATTTCTCGGTTTGAAAATCCAATTCCTCTATTTCCGAAAAAAACTCTACATATAGCCGATGTATATCTTCATTAATAGGCGAAACCAAAACGAAACTACCCACCTTTGGAAAGAGGAAAAACCTTTTTCCGTTATCTTCTATGGTCGCCGAAAGTTGAACATCAGTATATTCTAAATCGCCATCATTGACCACGCAGGTGCCTTTTTCTTTATTTACCAAAATCACTTTTGCGGGGAAAGTATCCACGCCTCTTTTGGAGAGTTGCCTAAACGCGTCTTGTAGTGCCTTACTCATAACTTGTTGCTTATCTCTATTGTTCGCCTTGCACCGCTACTTCCGTAGGTGGTGATAACTTTTTTTATAAAATACTTTCCTTCTCGGTTAGGTCTTTTTTTATCTCTGATGATAGCCGCCATTCCGTGCGTAGCATAAGGGATTAAAAAACTTTTTACATTTCCCTCAAAACCATCATATTTTAGTTTTTTGAGTTCGGCATTTGCCATTTCCTGCATCTTTTTTTCATCGGAAACCACAGAAGTATGAAAGGTGCGGAGTTCTCCATCTTTGTCGCCCACTTCTACGCTCTTTTTTTCATTTTTTGCGTTGATGTAGGTATATTTTACTTTTAATTTCTTTTGCTCAGCGGATTTATACTCCAAATTATTTTCTACTAAATTGTAATTCAAATCATAAATAGCCTCTCTGCCGATGTTATTCATTTGCTCTAAACCTGCGTATAATTTACCTTCATTGTCTAGATAAATACTCAAAGCCAAATGCTCCTTTAACTTCTGTAAGACCTGCGTTCCATTGGCATCTTTGATAATGAATTTATCTACTTCAATGTCTGGAATTTTGTCTGATAGTTGCAATTCTGTGCCTTCTACCACTTTTTGGAGAATGGTTTTTAGTTTGGTTTTGTCATTAAAAGCGTGTGTGATATTTTTCCTGCGGAGTAGCCACATTGCATCTTCACACTTGATTTCCAAAGGAATTTTTGAACCAATAGAAGCCACAAAACCCACAAATTCCACTCCCTCATATTTGCCTTCATATCCTAGTTTTATTTCTACTTTGTCGCCTACTTTCAGAGCATTCTCTACTAATTTTTCTTCGCCATTTTGCCGAATAATAAATTTTGAGGGCATTTTTATCACCGCCGTGTCTGATAGTTCCTCCACGCTTTTGGTGATTTCTACCTCACTAACCGAGCGAAAAACATACTCGCCAATCTGTATTTTTGCTGTTAGGATAAACATTACTTTTTGGTTTATAGTTTATGACTTATGGCATTTTTCTCACTTAAATCGGCATAAAAATCTTGGTCGGACACGGCAGTTATTGTGTATTTTTGTAATCCTTGTTGCCCTGCCATTTCGTCCCAATCTATACTCTTAAAAACCAATCTTCTAATGCCAAATAACTCTAAAAAAGGGTTGTTCTCTACATTAATACTATCGTTGATTTCAAACAATCGCTGTAATTCTTGCACCTGCTCGGCAGGGTATTTGTCTCTGTCTTCTGGATTTTCATTCACGCAAATTCCTTTGATGGAAAGCGTATAATCTTCGGTACAGATGTATTCTTTTACCGTGCCTTTTCGCTCTTTGCCTACCGTAGCGGTCTCCACAATAGTTTTGGTTAATCCAAGTGAAATCAAAGGCTCGTTTGGAAATACAAATTGCTCTCCGTTATGACTTACTTTCAGCGTTTGAAAATAAGGTCTCCCGAGCAATACCTCCGAACCAATACCCATTAACGAAGGCAAAACAAATTTTGTTTTATTCTGCCCCCACCATTGCGGGAATGCTGGTCCTACATAATCAAAATGGGCCTTTGCTACTAATTCTTTTATACTCAATTCCATTTTAAGCCGTTTGCATTTGATTAACACTATTCACGGCACGGAGCAATATCTCTTGCACTTTTTCCCCCAATCCGTTTAATCCCTGTTCTGTATTACTTACTTGTATAAGAGTTTGGTCTTGGAGCTTCCCAATATTGACCACAATGTGAGTTTGTTTAGAACCTCCTGCCGTAATACTTTTGGCATCGCCTTTTACTTTGTCTCCTGCACCTATACCGCCGCCTTTTTTCCCTTTTCCGCCTTTTCCACCAGCACCTCCATCAAGTAGAGCCTTGAAAATATCAGATTTCCCTCCGCCTCCTGTGGCTGTGGCTTTTTGATTTGTTTTAGCAATATTATCAACACTTACGGGCTTCATTTTCACGCCTTTTTCCCAACCAGCGTTGAAAGATTGGAAAGCCCTTTTGCCATCTTCTAAGGCTTGTTTTGCTGAACCAGCACCAATAATATTTTTCCCTGCCTGCTGGGCTTTTTGTATCGCTCCTTCAAAATCTCCACTTAAAAAAGAAACAATGGCAGAACCCACGCCTTTAATTCCTGCTAAAAGCTCATTAAAACGATTGATAACATAATTTTTAATCATCGTTCCCAAACCTTTTAGCACTTCCCAAGTTCCCATAACGGCTCCACGGAAGCCCTCAAACTTATTCCAGCATAACAGCAAAATTCCAATAAGAGCGACAACCCCCGCAACAACCAATCCAATAGGGTTCATAGACATTGCAAAGTTCCACGCCCATTGTGCAGCCTCCACCAACCAAATCACGCCATTGAGTATCCCCAAACCAATACTCCACGCAATTGTAGAGGCATTGGCAATAAGCATATAGGCTCCCACCGCCAAGGCTGTAATGCCCAAAAATTGCATTATCGTTGTAAAAGTTTCCATACTTGGCAAAAACTCTAAAATCCACTTTCCGAAAGGAATGATTTGTTCGGCAAAGGATTTTCCGATGTCAAAAATCGGCTTAATCCATTCAGCGAAACGCAAACCGATTTTCTTTAATACCGTGTCAAATGTCCCCATCATCTGTGTCCATTTGCCCCCTGCAGTTTCGCTCATTTTATCGGTCATTCCGTAGTATCGTCCCCCTTCGGAAGTAGCTAATCGGAATGCCTCTTCTATCATTTCAGCGGAAATAGCCCCGTCCTCCATTTTCTTTTTGAGGTCTCCCATTGAGATACCTGTTTGCTCGGAGATGATTTGCAAAGGATTAAATCCTTGATTGATGAGCTGTAATAAGTCTTGCCCCATCAGTCGCCCAGTCGCCATAATTTGAGAATAAACCAAGGACAAGCCAGTGAGCTTTTCCTCGTTGCCCATTGCCACATCACCGAGCATTTTCATATTAGGCATAATTTTTTCTTGTGCAATCCCAAAACCAAGCATTGTCTCGGCACTTTTTTGAATGCCTCCCAAGTCGTAAGGCGTGGCATCAGCATATTTGGTAAGGTCAGAAAGCATTGCCTTTCCCTTTTCCATACTACCCAAAAGCACCTCAAATTTCACATTGGTTTGCTCTAATTCCGTGCCTTTGAAAAAGATAGATTTAATGCCCCCCCAGGCCTGTAATGCCAAGCCCACACCTCCTGCAAGCCCTATTAATCCACCAAACTGACCACCAAGACCTCTCAGCCTTTCGCCAAAACCTGCTGGGGGCAAATTCTCTAATTTGTCAATTTCCCTTTTGGTTTGGTTTATTTCGGTTTTCAGCCTTCTAATTTCATTGATAGAAGTAGATGCTGTTCTTTGATTATTGAGCTTTTGGAGTTTTGCGTTCAATTCATCAATAGAAGTTGTTGTGTCTTTGAATTTTTTTTGTATCTTTGATTGACTGGAACGCAATTTGTTTTCCAAATTGCCCACGCCATTGCTTATCTTCATTAGTAAAGATGAGGCAAAGTCTTTAAGGAAAATGGTAAAACTATAACTCATTATGATAGCTGTTTTTAATATTATCTTTATTCTTATCGGTTTGGCTTTTTTATTGCCAATATTTGTAGCAGCCGTAGCTTTTTTATTTAAGGTTTCTGTGGGTTCTGCGTTTGTCGGCTTTACTTTTATGACAAAGTCCTATGAAGTTCTTTCAAAAAAATGGTGGGCGTGGCTTATTCAGTTGCCTATTTTGGGCATTCAGTTTATGCTGTTCCACTTTGAGGGCTGGTCTGCCTTTGTATGGATTTGCCTTTTACAACTGGCAACATCCACCATCATTTTTAATATACAGAGGGTTATCCAGAAGGATTATTAGCCTTTGCTTCTCGCTCTCTAATGTCTTTGAGTTGGGCGAATTTCTCCGCCCACTGTTCATCAGAAAGCGTGTGGGGATTGATACCGAGATAATACTCTAACATCGTATCCATATACCCTATCCAATTGGCTTCAATTTCCCCTTTTGAAGCCTCTACAACTTTTTTAGCTCTGCGTTTTTTACCTCCATCAAGGCTTCTAATTGTCCCGCTGCTCCAAGGAAATACTCATCATTGGTTTTAATTTCTTCGTCTCCACCTACAAAGCACTGGTTTAGTATCGTTTCAGCAAATCCCAGTGGGTTGGTTTGCATTTTAGTCATTGCCAAAGACAAAACATTTCTGTCTGGTTTTTTCAAATAGGCTCTTTTGCCATCTTCAAAGGATACAAGGTATATTTGTCCGTGTTTTGCTTTTAACTCATTGATGAGTTCTTGTTCTGTGTTTTGTTTCATTTTTTTTCGTTATTAAAGGGTTAATAAAAAGCCAAAGACTTTACTTTTGATATTCTACATTGGTAAAGATGATAGGAAGTTCCACGAGCATATTTTTATCACCTTGTTTCATTCCTTTTTTTACTTCGGTAAATTCTACATTTTTGATAATATCCGTCACGATTTGTCCGCCATCGTGAGGAACATAAGCCGCCACGATATCAAAAGACAATGCCAATACATCTTTATTTTTCGCATCTCTGGTCATCGCCTCTAATTCGCTTTGCCAAATGGTAATTTTCCCATCGCCAGTCTTATTTCCTCTTACGACACCGTGCGGTGTGCAACCACGCCCATAGAGCAGGTCTTTTTCTTGTTTCACCGTGTACTCCATCTCCGTAATGCCGTTGAGGATACGCCCGCCAAAGGCTACGGAAAGGCTACACCAAGAGTATTGTTTTGAACTCCAAGTCGCCATATTTTACTTTTTTTAATCATTAATAGTTGTTGTAAATCCGATATTCACTTCAATGAATTTAGCATATCCCACGGGTTGGAGCTGTAAGCTCACCTTCATTATTCCCGTTTTGATGATTTCTTGTTTTTCATCAATGTATGCCTTAAATCCACTCAATTCTCCATTAGCGGTCATTTGCCCGTTAATGTTTCTTTCAATCTCATTTTGCCAAGTTTTGATAATAGCAGGGTGTATGGTTCCGCTACTGGTTACAGGAATTTCATCGCCCAAGTTTTCCACTAAAACATTGTAGGCAATGATGACGGCTTTGTCCATTACAAAACCATTAGCAAGGCTTCTGAAATCATCCGTTGTTTCTGTAAGTGTAGGGTCATCAGTAAAGAAAAAACCTGCTTTTCCTGAAAAATTTCTTAGGAAAATATAGTTTTTATCTGCTATAGCATCCCACGCGCTAGACAAAGTTTCTACCTTCGCTCCATTGGTAAAAAATGCCTGAGTATGTTCCACCGCTCCGTCTTTTACCCTGCCGATGTTCCTTTGCACAGGTGTAGAAGACAAACGAGCGATTGCCAAACCTATACTTGCCTCTTTTTCGCCATCTGTATTCGCCAGAAGTAAAGCTACACGATTAAATTTTGTAGTGCTATAATCTTTCAGTTCGCCTACATTTCCATTGAAATTATTAGAAGAAATCAGCACCCTTACAGGGAAGTATTTTTCGGCAAATTCTTCGGCAAGTTGTTGTGCTTTTATCACCGCCTTATCCACATCGGCATCTAATCCGTTTTGGTTTGGCTCGTTTCCTTTAGATTGCTTACAAACCCCCAAAACTCTGATTTTGCCTCCTGCATCATCAAGAAGTTTTTTTGCCAAATTTTGCGTATTATCCGCCATTTGCTCCATTGTTGTAGCATCACTTACGAGCATCAGCCAAAGTTCTGCTCCCGTTCCTGCATAGTCATAAAACGCTTTGATGTGTTTGTAGGCAAATGGATTTTCTACTTCGGTAATACCTATTTTCTGTGCATCTTCAAGGGAAAAAATCTGCTTACTTTCCCCGATGGTTATCTTACTAGTCACCGTGTTCCCTGTGATGATAAGCCCTGCATTTTTCTGTATGTTTGCGGTCAATAGCCCTAAACCATTGGTCGCAATGTTAAATTTTATCTTTGGTAATCCCATTTTTGTTTAAAATTTTGGTTTAAAATATGTGAGTAACGTTCCGATAGTGATAAAAACAAGTGTAAAAACCCCCACCCACATTAGAGCTTTGTGATACCATTTAAAAGGCTTTTCAACTTCTTTTAAAACCACTTCTTTTTTATGTTCCTTTACATAATTATCGTATAGTTTCAGAGCGATTTTCTCGGCTTCCGCCTTGCAGTCTATGGTAAGCTGATTGCCGTTGAGCGTTAATTTTGTAGGCTTTAAAATACGCCCTGGTGTTTGGCTTACCGTTTTTATCTTAGGGTTTTCTTTGTCGGTACAATCAATTTGTACTATTGTTTGCACGCTGTCGGTTTTGGTTAAAACCACTGTATCGCGTTCTACGATGCGTACTTCTTTTGTTTCGTTAATCGTTATTGGCTCTGTTGCCTTTCTCTTGATTCCGCAACTTCCGATGATAAGCAGAAGGCAAAACGCCGCAAGTGTTTTTAAGGTATTTTTCATTTTACAAGTCTTTGTATTCCTTTTTAGCGTCAAAACACGGGCAGGCTTTATTCACATTCGGAAATTGAGAGTGCCCCTGTATGATCGCCTTTGGGAATTTTTGTTTTAGTTCTTTTAAAATCTTTAAAAGGCCTTGCTTTTGCTGTGGTGTTCGATTATCCGTAGGCTTTTTATTGTTATCAATTCCGCCGATATAGCAAACATTGATAGTAACAGAATTAAAACCTTTCACCCCGTTGGAAACTTGCTCAATGGGAAGTAAATTTACCACTTGTCCATCAGCTTTGACAATAAAGTGATAGCCGGGCATTTTCCACCCAAGTTGAGTTTTCCAATATTGCTTAATACTCTCTACAGTAGTCGTCTGTGGCGTTGCGGTACAATGCACGGCTATATACTTTATTGGCCTCATTATTCTTCGGTTTTTTCTTGTTTCACTTTGACTGGAGGAATCTCTCTAGTGTGTACAGCTACTTTTGGGTTTTCCTTATCGCCAATGTTTCTGGCGTGATTTTCGGCATCTTGTTTTTTCTCAAACAAAAAGCCGTCTTCTGTGCTAAATACTACTTTTAGGGCGGGCTTGGATTTTAGGTAATCCAAAGCCCTTGTTTTAATATCTGACATTATTTTTCTTGCTTAATTGTTAATGAATCGATTAAAGAATTGCCCCGAAATACTTAGGTGCGTTGCCTCTGATTTTGCCTGTTAAAGCTCTTTGAGCAAAGGAAATCATATCGGCTTGATAGCCCGAGTGTCCTAGTGTGGCATACATTTCTGTATCTCCGAAACATCTAAACACTTCATCTGGGTGCCAAATGATGGAGGCTTTTTTGTCCCCACTTTCTATCGCACTGCCCCAAGGTTTTTTCTCTCCACTTGCGTTGTAATAAGGTGTTTGAGAGTAGTAGAAGATTTTGAAATCATAGATTTCTGCTCCTTTTTCAGAGGCTATTTCCTTATAGAGTTTTTTGTCTTCTTTTTTGATTCTCGCTGCGTGTTCTGATGACAAAATGATATTCATTCCCGCCATATCCAAATCACGGAAAAAGGCTTGCATATCAATGAGTGCATCAATTACGGAATCATTGGCTCCAAGGTTCATAATCTTGTTATGAGCGTCATTAGCCGTTGCCCCCCAAGCGTGTGCCGTTCTTTTCGCCATTTCTTTGGCAATAGCACTTCTGTGACGGTTAATCACCGATGTTCTTTTGTCATAAGCCAATTCCACTTCAAGCAATTTATTATGCCTTGTTTGTGCGGTAGAATAGATTTTTAGCAATACCTCGTGCGGTATATCTGTAATCGCCTGTACGGGTAATTCTCCGTTATCGGTTCTAAAATAATCCTCGTGGACGGAAGGCTCTATCCCAGCTTCTGCTAAATGCAATTTGTTATTCTCTACAAAAGCCGACAAATCTTGCGACTGGGCAATAAAACTCATATCTGGGATAGGATTTTCTTGTAAATGTCCTATCCAAACTTCTTTTAGTAATGACATATTTTGTTTAGTTTAAAATTGAAAAAAAATAAAGGTTAAAAGCGTTAATGCTTGTTTTGATATTCCTTAAAAAGCCTCGCGTATTTCTCTGGTTCTTCGGTTTTGAGCCTACGGAGTTCTACCACATTGTGTCTTTGTAAGTAATCAAAACATTCTGTATCGCCGCTTTGTGGTGTGGTCTCAGAGCTTTGTTTGGTCAATCCTACAAAGTCTTTTACTTTGTCTTTTCGCTCGTTTTTAGCGTTTTCGGTTTCTTTGTCCTCAATGAGCTTGGAGAGTTTAGCCGTTTGCCCATCAAAATCATTTTCAAATGCCAAAAGTTGGGCATCTTTCAAATCTTCTGGAATTAGTCCTAACTTCACCGCTTTGTCCAGTAGTTTGGTTGCTTCTGTTTTTTGCAATGCGATAAATTTTTCTTTCCATTCTTTGGTTTCTGTTTCGGCATTGTCTTTTGCCAATTTCAGTTCATTTACCTTTTGAAGCACTACGGCTTCGCCCGTATCTGCACTCATTCCCAGAGCGAGTGCAATGGTTTTTAATTCTGACATATTTTTCTGTTTAAATTCAATTTTTCTTAATTGTATCGGATGCCCATTTTTAGAAAGCCTTAATGCGTCATCATTTCCGCCAATATCCACTATGGAGAGTTCCACCATTTTACACTTGGTCACAGTTTCCAATGTTTGTCCTGGTATAATCAAATCCGTGTCTAAGGATGTTTCTACAATATCGGCTCCCATTGAACACATCTTGATAAAACCTCTTTCTACCTTACCCGCAATTTGTTTCGCAAACTCATCTGCTTCATCAAATTCTACTTCAGCGATAAGTTTTCCATTTTCTTTATTTAAAGAAACCACTCGCCCTATCACTTCATCACCTCGTACAAAAGCCCTATTGTGCATATAGAGCACTACAGGATTTCGCATATATTGCTCGGTGTCTATTCCATCTGTCAATATTCTATATCCATAAGAATTTACCGCCTCCGTGTTTACAACAAACTGGTATGTTTTCTTTGCCATCTTCTCGCTTTTTCTTTCGCAAAATTGAGGCATTCATCGGCATAAAAAAAACGCTCGTTCAATCATTAAGAAAAAAATATTAACCATTCATAATCAATACTCAACCCTTAAACAATGATTTTAATTACCACGCTTTTCTACTGAATTTTGCTGAAACAATTAAGGGGATGAAGGATATTATTTTTAGCGATGATTTGATATTTGACAATGGCGATTTTGATGTCAAAAACGGCGAAAGCCAGCACACCGAGCATATTATTTTAGCCTCAAAAGGGGAGTATAAAGAAACCCCAGAATTAGGCGTTGGGATAGAGCAAATGCTCAACACAGAAGAGCCTACAGAGTTTCTTATTGAGGCTAAAAAAAATCTTGAATACGACGGGCAAAAAGTGCAAAACATCTCCTTTACAGAGAGCGGTAAAATAATCATTAATGCAAAGTATTAATTATCAATTAAAACAATGGCACGATTAACAGCATCAGAATCAGACTATAAAAAAGCACAAGGCAAGGAATTGTTTGTAAAAGGGTTTACCATTACCAATATTTCCGAAATCATCGGAATTGGTATAAAAACACTCGGCAAATGGCGTGATGATGGCAAATGGGACGAGGAAAAAGAGCTCCAAACCTTAAAGCCCTCCAACATACGCCGACTGACCCTCAAATGTGCGTTAGCTATCGAAAAGGGAGAGGAACTGCCTTATAAAGCGGACGATATTTCCAAAATTGTCGCTGCCTTTGACCGCATTACCGACAGCAAAAAAATAGCCGTCTATACAATGGAAAGCATCGACGGATTTTGCTCCTATATGCTCGAAAAAGCAGGAAAAAACACAGGTAAAAAAAGAGAAACGCTTTTAGAAATCATCAAAGAAATCCGTCCGTATTTTGACGCCTATATAACCGATTTATTACAAAATGATTAAAAAAGTCCCTCCTTCGGATGGATTTAGGAAGGAATATGACAAAAACAGAACTCAAAGAAGCTAAAGAGCGTTATTTTGGATTGTCCAAAATGATTAGCGAACTTACTTACAAATCATTGGAAAAAGAAACTACCGATGAGCAGGAACAACGCATCCAAAGGTTGTTGAAACCTGAAAATTATGTTGATTTCTTTGACTATTACTTCGGAGTGCATTCGGGTTTGCCTTTGGCAGATGCTCCCAGCAGTAAGTTTCATCAGGAGAGCTATCAAAAAGTATTTCACGATAGAAAAATACGTCAGTTTCGCCAATGGTTTCGCGGGGCGGCAAAATCCATTCATACCAATGTAGGAAATATTCTGCACCTCAAAGAAAACAACGAGCTTTTCTTTGCCCTACTCATCGGAGCTAATGAAGGACTTGCCAAACTATTACTCTCCGATTTGCAAGTGCATTTAGAAAGCAATCAGCGAATTATTAAAGATTTCGGGTTGCAGCTCTCCTACGGCAATTGGGCAGATGGCGAATTTCAGACCAAAGATGGCAGATTTTTCAAGGCCTTAGGGCTTAACCAACCGTTTCGTGGACTTCGTTTTGGGCAGTATCGCCCAGACTTTGCCAGCGTAGACGACTGCGAGGACAGAGACCGAGCCAAACGAAAGGAAATGGTAACCAAGTATGGTGAAAAAATCACGGGCGACCTCAAAAAAGCCTTTCACAAAGAACGAGGGCGACTCATCGTGCCCAACAATTACATCGTAAAAGGCGGTTTGATTGACTTTTTAGTCGAAAAATTCAAAGACAGCAAACATTTTGATTTGAGTCGTGTGAATTTGGCAACCAAAAACATTACCAAAGAAAACGCCCGAAAAGACAAAGATTGGCAACCTTCGTGGGACGAACGCTATACCCGTGCCGATGTGATTGCCATTGTGGAAGATGACGACTATTATACCTCACAAAGGGAAGATTTTAACAGCCCTATTGAGGAAGGAAAATTGTTCAAAGCAAGCACCATTGTTCACACACGCATTGCCGAAAACGAAGTTTGGGACGGTTTGCTTGACCATTGGGATTTGTCTTACACCGGAACAGGAGATTATAAAGCAGGCGTGCTCATCGGCATCAAGGGTATAAAACTCTATGTATTAGAAGTATTCTGCCAACGATGCGAAATCAACTCGGCAATGGAAGTGAGAGCCAGTTGGGTAAAAAAATATCTTAAAAAAGGATTTAGTTCAATGGGATTTTTTGACGCCACAGCGGCACAGCAGGCGGTTTATACCCCTATTATTTTGCAATCGGCAGAGGACAACCAATGCCCGAATATTCCAATGCCGATGCACCAAGAAGGCGACAAGCACAACCGCATAGCGGCAGGAATTACCAACGCCCTATTTCGGAAAATTCTCTTTTGGGACGAAAGCCTCAAAGTGAGAAGCAAACAAGATTACGAGCTGTTTATGAAACAAATTCTTTCGTTTGAAAAAGGTACCACCTCTAACGATGATGCCCCCGATACTTTGGAACGCGCCATCACACTTTCGCAAACCTTTTTCGGTTACGCTCAAAGCCCAACAAGCGGAAAACCCACCATAGGAAATAAAACAAAGCAAAGAAGATTATGACACCTAGAAAAGAACTTTTTATCAGAATAAAAGAAGCCTTAATGGAAATTCCAGAGCTAGAACTCGTGGATTTAGATAGGGGGCAAATGAGTAGTGAGAAGTTTCCACAGCTCTTTGTCTCGGCACTTATCAATATTAAAAAAATTGATTGGGAAACAATGACCGAGCAAAACCAAGAAGGCAAAACCTCGGTAGAGATTACACTCTATTGTCGTGATGGCTGGGCAGGCCAACACCAAAACACTACTGACCCCAATCACGGATTAAATGAAATTGATTTATTGGATAACATCGCCGAAAAACTACAATTCCTCAATGGCGAACAATTTAAGCCATTAGAGCAAACCGAAGACGAAGAGGTAAGCCAAACAATGGAAGGCATTTTTGCCTATAAACAAACTTTTTCCACGATGATTTATAGGGAACTTGCCCCAAATTATAAGCCCATTAAAATGAAATTAAAACCTATTTAATACGACTTGAAAATGTTTTTAACTAAAGAAGAGCTACACACCGTTGCCCCTTTGGATTTTGTCAATATTCTACAGGGAACAGATGAAACGGTTATTAATGATATCATCGCTGAGAGTATTTCGGTATTCTGTACCTACCTTGGTAGTTATTACGATGTCAAGACTATTTTTTCCGCAAAAGGTGGAGACAGAAATAAAACCATACTAAAGCACTTAAAGAAATTGGTGCTATTTGAACTAAAAGAACGCAGAAAGCCACACGGAGACGACAAAGATTATCAAGAAGTAATGAAATGGTTAGAAGACATCGCCAGCGGAAAAATGAAAGCCGATTTACCCGCTAAAATGGAGGATAAGGACGGAGACGGCACACCAGACGACCCTGTTCCTTTTATGAAACTAAAAAGCCGAAAAACATACAGAAACCATTGGTAGGGCGTATCGCACAGCCACTTAATAAAATTACTTATGGCAACACTTAAAGACTTACAGAAATTACTAAATAAAGCCATTGAGGAAATCCCAGAACAAGCGATAAAAATCGTAGAAGTGGAGGGTCTGAATTTCATTAAAAAGAATTTCCAGGACCAAGGGTTTAACGATAATGGGCTTGAAAAATGGAAGCCTAGAAAAACCACAGATAGACAAGGTAGAGACCTCACCAGGTATCGCACCAACCGAATAGGCTCTAGGGGAAGCCTTACGAAATTTGGACTAAAAGAACAGGGCAGAGCAATCCTTACAGGGCATAATACGGGAGGTGATAAACTTCGTAATTCCTTTAAGGCTAGCAGGGACAAACTCCAAGTAACTTTTTACACCTACAAAGACTATGCAGAATACCACAACGAGGGAACTTCCGAACTACCACAAAGACAATTTATTGGCAAATCTGCCTATTTAGAAAACAAAATAAAAGAAAAAATCAGAAAAACGCTAGACCAATTTTTAAAGAAATGAATATACCTGAGCATACCACCAAAATCAGTGGAAATACTATAAAAGAGCCAATACAGCTATCAAAATCAGACACCCAAAACATACATAAAGTTACGCAGTATATGGTGGACTTAATTCGCTATAAAAAAACGATTTGGCGTAAAGAAATCAGCGATTGGCAAAGGGCGAGACAAGTTCGCCGTTCTGAAGAAAACCCACAAAACTACCTTTTGCAAGAAGTCTATGAGGATACAATGATGGACGGACAACTTACGGGAATTACTGAAAATAGAACTTTTAGAACTACCAATAAAGACTTTATTTTCGTGGATAAGGAGGGCAAAAAAGACGGTACTTGCACCGAATTTATCAAGGATAAAACTTGGTTTGAAGACTTTATTAAATATGCCCACGAAAGTGTCTATTATGGCACAGGCGTAGTGTGGTTAAAAGAAGTAGAAAAAGGCGAAATAAAAGCCGTAGAACTTATAGAAAAAGGCAATGTTATTTCTGAAAAAGGCATCATTTTAGCCGATGTCCATTCCAGCGGTGGTCTTTATTACCACAATTTCCCAGAGCTATTGATAGAAGTGCAAATGTATGGCAGATATGGGATTTTAGAAAAGGCAACCCCTTACACTATTCTCAAACGCCACTCGTGGGGCAGTTGGGACGAGTTTGAGGAACTTTTCGGCGTACCTATCCGTATTGCGAAGATAGCCTCACAATCCGAGCAAGTAAAAACAGAGGTTGCGGGTTGGTTAGAAGATATGGGGTCGGCCCCTTACGCCGTAGTACCTTTGGGAACAGAAATTGACATCAAAGAAAACTCCAAAGGCGATGCCTTTAATGTATTTTTTCAAAAAATAAAGGCGTGTCGTGAGGAGCTCTCAATGCTTATTCTCCATCAGACAATGACTACCGAAAATGGCGGAAGTAAGGCACAAGGAACGGTTCACGAAAATACACTTAATGAACTGGTTTATGCTGATGAAAAGAAAATTTTATCCATACTCAACGACAAGCTCGTTCCAGCAATGAAATCCCACGGATACACCATTCCAGAGGGTTATAAAATTGGCGTAGCACAAACCAAAGACCCTACTGCACAGATAGCCATAGATAGCGTGTTCTTAAACTCTGGCTACATATTACCGGCTTCTTACATTAGCGAGGTTTATGGCACAGAGATAGAGCAAATACCCGTAGCACGGGAGGCATCCAGTTCAAAAGATGCTCAAAATTCGCCATCGGCCAATAGTGAAAAACCAAAAAAGAATTAAGCCTACTCAAGCTACATTATCGCACCAAGTGTTGCGACAATCATCAGCCTATATCACTAACGGCTGATTTTAGTTTGGGTAGGCTTATTGAGGCGTATTTGCGTGGCTTGTTTGAAGAAAAAAAAGTTTCAAAAAAACACAGGGAACAACTTTGGCAATATTATTATGATAAACTTTCCAAAGGTGTAGATGTAGGCTTTTCGCCCAAGTCTTTACATTATGATAAAGATTTAGCCGATGCCTTAAAATATAATATTGCCGAATTTTCGGCCTTTAAGGAAACTTCGTTTAGAAAAGTGGTGGAAGGCCTTTTGGTAGATGAAAACGGCGGTTTGCGGTCGTGGAGAGATTTTAAGTTAGAGGCCTATAAGATCTCTGGCGACTACAATCATCGTTGGTTAGAAACTGAATATCATCAGACTATTGCCAATGCCCAAATGGCAGAAAAATGGAAAGGTTTTCAGGCTAATGCCGACCTATATCCTAACCTAAAGTTGGTAGGTGTAAAAGATGGCAGAGTAAGACCCGAACACAAAATTTTAGAAGGAACCATTCGCCCCATAGATGACCCATTTTGGAAAACCCACACACCGCCGTTAGATTGGGGATGCCGATGCGATGTAGTGGCAACCGACGAAGAGCCCACCGACATCAGGGGAGGTTTGCAGCTCAAAATAGAGTTTGAAAACAACCCCGCCTTGAGTGGTAAAATTTTCGGAGGAACAGCGTACGAAAAGAACCTAACAGAAGAAGAAATAAATAAAGTAAAAGAGGAAGTAAAGGAGAAGTTAGCTCCACCTATTGAATATAAACAAACTTCAATGCGAGAGCTTAAAGAATTGTATAAAAAACAAAATATAAACACTAAAAACGAAGAAATTATTATGAATGATGGATATGTAGCTACTGCTAACTCCTTCTCTATTAATAGCCAATTAAGAAGAGGATTAGAAAGCGAAATGTTTGAAAGTCAGAAAAGTGTTGTTGATGCATTGGATAGTCTAATAAAGTTAAATAAATTACAAGATAATATGATACTTTATAGAAATGATGGCCTTGGGTTTGTAGAAGCTCATTTCGGATTAGATATCTCTTCGATGTCTAATAAAGAAGCTATCCAGGCCATAAAATCTATAAATAAGACAGAAATTTCCGACAAAGGTTTTTATTCTACATCGGCGATAAAAGAAGAAAATTTCTTTAAAAATAGAAGAATACAATCAGAAATAAGAGTTAAAGAAGGAACAAATGCTTTTATAACTTCTAATTTCGAGGAAAGTGAGATTATTTTAGGAAGAAACCAAAAAATCAAAATTCTAGATATAATAGAAGAGAATGATAAGATAAAAATTATATCCGAAACTATCAATTAGTACCCAAAACGAGCCAAAATACGAGGTACGCCATATTTCATTATAAACTCTTTTTCTTCTGGGGCAGAACAATCTATCTCTCCAGAAGATGACATATAGTAGATTTCGGACACTTTATACCCGTGTTTTTTCTCAAATTCTTCTAGTTCCTCTTGGGTAAAAAATCTTTCTGAAATAAAAAATTTGATTAACATTTAGCTAACTTTTTGCAAAAGTAAACAATATATATAATACTAAAAAAGTTTTCCCTGAAAATAGTTGTTTTCTTTTTCCTCTCCGTAGATACCGTATCCTTTTATGATTGCCGTTACTGTTACTACAGAAATAGGGGGAACGCGCCTAGCTGTTTCCTCCAAAAGCGCAGATAATTTCCATTGCGGGTGTTTTTTTTCCAAAGCAGCAAAAACTTCTCGCACTTTATTGTTTCTCAACCTTAAACGCTCTTTTCTATTCATAAGGCAAAAATACATCATAAAACATTATAAGTCAAACCGAATTATGACAATAAAAAAACCACGAGAATTAAAATAGTTCTCGTGGTTTTTACAATTAATATTCGTTTTCAAAATACCTCCCGTTGATGTAGCGGCTCAAATGTGCCTTGGCTATCCTCGTTCTGGCTAAATATTCCTCGTAGGGTCTCAGACCAATAAAGCACTTGATTACGTCGTCTTCCTTGAGTTTGTTAAATGCCTTAATAGCGTCTGCCTTACTCACTTTGTAGTTGTACAATTTCCACAGGTTGTCAAAACTTAAATCTGCGGGCACCTTTTTTATCTCAAACTTATTTTTAAGGTGCTTAATCCACTCGTGCATCATCTGTTCTGTTTCTGGAAAAAGCCTTGAGTAGAGCCACAGGCGTTGTGCGTCATTAAGGGGTTGGTTCTTTTTAAACTCCGCTAAAAATCCATTTAAATCATATTTAAAAACAAATTCCAACCCTAGTTCTTTACCCTTAACTACGTAAATAGTTAGCATAACTTCTGGTCTAATTCATTCAATAGCGATTGTAGTTGATTTTCTTCATACGGGTCAAGGCCACGATGTTGTAAAAATTCACGCCCACACACCAACAATGTATATGCAATATGATAGCGTAGGCTTATTTTTTTTCCCTTGCCGTCTGGCCTTTGGGTGTAGTTTATGCACTTTTTTGTAAGCGCCTCCCATAGTTCCGAGCGTAGCGATTGGGAGAACCTATCGTTAGCAACTTGGCAAGATATCAGTATTATTCGTTGCAGTAATAAAAGTGTTTCTGGTTTGATTTTAATGCTTATTTTCATACTCCCATTGTTTTTGCGTTATGTACTCGTAAATTTCGCCCCAAGTTGGCAGTCCGCCCACTTGCTTGTCGTCTATATACACGTGAGCGTACACCTTACGGCTGTTGTGCTTATACAGGGCGGTGCTTTTAGGTTCGTTGTCGTTTACCCTATCGAAGGGGATTTCGTTTGCCAAAAGCCAATTAATGGCTTGTGTAAGATAATCCCCACAACGACAGGTGTAGATGATGATGTAATGTCCGTCAGCCTTCAGTTTCTGAATGTACTTCTTGGCATCGGGTTGCGGCCCGTCAATGTTGGGGTACTGCCCACGGCAAATCGTGCCGTCAAAATCTATTGCTATAATCATTTTTCTGTTTTTTTAATTCAAACAAATCTGTTCGTTAACTATCTCTGCAGTTAAATCTTCTACGTAATTAATCGCCTTGTTTTTATTTAGAAATGCGTAGTACAGACTTTGTAATTTGGTTTTCGGTATGTGGTTAAAATAGCTTTCCCCCGCACCACGGCAGGCAGTTGCCTTTACAAATTCCATCGTTACCTCTTGGTTGTTTTTTTTGTAATACGCAAATATTACAGCTATCAGGCGTTTTCGCCACTTGTCGAGTTCGGTTGGTTTATCCTTCATTTTTGATTTCTTTTATTTTAAAAAAAATATATTTTAATTTTTCCTCCAACTTCGGAGGCCGTGCTGGGTATTCCTCCCCAGCTAATAGTCTGCCGCGTTCTTGATTGATAAGTATTCTGTCTTCAATTGTGAGTACTTTTTCGCACTCGCTGTCATACACAAGTGCCTCAGATAATTGGTTAAATCTCTCGTTCATTTTGTTTTCTTTTTAATAATTTATAAAATCATTTTGTTTGCTCCGCCCGATGGCTCGAACATTGGTGCCTGCCTGTGCGGAGAGAGAGTTTTAAATCGGTTTTAATTGTTGTTTAAATAGGGCGTGAGCTTCACGCCCTTGCGTGTTATTGTTGTACTGTAAATCTAAATTCGACCTTCTTTGGCATTCCGTCAATGTCTAAGAACTTCCAGCCACTCACGTACATTGAGTTCTGCCTGCGGACTTGTGCGTTGAAAATAATGTCTAAGCCCTCGTTGAAATCCTCGTTGTTGAACTCCTCGCGTAATTTAGACAGCTCAATAATCTTAGCAGGGTTCAACATTCCCGTCTTGGCGTTTGGTTTGAGGAATGTATTTACCATTTTGGCGAGTTTTTTCACCTTGTCACTATCATCTGCAAGGGATGTAATGAACGCCTTTATTTTTTCGACCCCTGCGGACTCCGTACCGTCAAATCCAATACTTACGTTATAACCAATGGTAATACTTGCCGAGCCGTCTGGGAGCGTACTGGTGTGGCTGTCCTGCTCGTTGATTTTCGTACCATACACAGAAGCTTTTATTTCTCGTAGGGGCTCGTAGTCTTCCCATAGATTCTTAATTGCAAGCTCCGTCACACCGTCGTGCGTAATCCAGAAATCAATATTTCTTTTCACGAAGTCCGCCGACAGTTCTTTAAATGCTTCGCGGTCGGCTTTTTTTTGTGCCTTTTCCTGTTTGTTTATTTCCTCGGCTTGTTTTATCAGTTCTGCTCTTTGCTCTGGTGTTAGGGCGTTGATGTCTATTGCTATCATAATGCGTTATCTTTAATAATTAATTCTTGTAGTTGTTTTTCTTTTTCTTTCAGTTGCTCGGCGAGGTCTTCCCACTCATCTTGGTACTTTTCGTTTTCGAGTTTCTTAGTGAGCGTGTAAATCATCTCCTCCAGCTCTTGCTGGGTAGGAGGAAACATTTCGTTTTGTGTCATATTTAATTTTTATAAGGTTCCCAATTAATTTGTTTTATTCTCGTTAAAGTATTTTTTATTTTCTGCTCCAGTTCTGGCGGTTGCTCAAAGCGTTCGTCTCTTAGCAGCTGTGCCCTCTCGTGGTGGATGTATATTCGCTCAAAGGCAGTAAATGTTTTCTCGTATTGACTGTCAAACGCTAGGCATAGCGTAAGGCTGTCCCATCGGTCTTGTTTCATATTGATTTATTTTTAAGTTGGTTCGCCGTGTAGTTTTTCATATTGTTCTTCCCAGATGATAAATGGATTTTTCCTTCCGAATTTTCGCCCCTTGTTGTAAGCTCCAAAGGCATCTACTCTTACCTTCATATTAGCATCGTGCATTATATCGAACTCCAACTGGTCTTCGGGGTTGTTTCCCCTTGCGTGTGCTGTAATGATGAATATCTTTTTGGGAAACTGCTTTCGCACCATTGTGATATAATCGTTAAAAGCATTGCGACCTTTGAAAAAATATGTAGCGGAGTCTATCACTACTACTTTTGCCGATTGCTTCTTACTGAGCCTTTGCATTAGTTCTTCGTAGTTCTCTTGCACGGCGTGGAAATTACTTTTTAGAGTTTCTATCCCGCAACGCTCCATTCTTTCAAAGAAGTCATCATCTTCTGGGTCTTCCTCCAAAGTGTTGTATAATACTTTGTAGTGTTTGCCAAACTCTGCCACCAATTGCATCACAAAACTACTCTTACCGCTTCCCGATGGCCCCCAGATGAGCCAAACGCCTTTATCTTGTGGCCTTGAAAATACTTCTTGAAATTCCCCCGTAAATGGAATGTAGTAACGCTTTACATTCTTTATATTATCGTAGGTTAGGGCTTGTTTTAGTTTAATAGTTTCCATTTTTTGGCAGTTGTAAAACTTTTCTTGCAAAATCTTCTGTCATAGGCTCTCCTGTGCGGTGGCTCTCTCTTATTATCGGCATCATTGCATCGTGCAGTTCGCCGTAGTTGTCGCAGTTCTGTTGTAAAAACCTTATCAATCCCTTGTCTTCAATATCGTTTAAAAAGCCTTTAAAAGTGGTATCAATAGGACTTAAAACTCGGATTCCAAATTTTATTCTTCGGTAGAACTGGGGCATTCCTGCCTTGTTTTTCTTTTTCAAAATTTCCAATTTGTCTAAAAGTTGGTTCGTTCCGATGAGATTGATGGATACATACTTATTCAGATGGTCGTGCAGCTCTTTGATGTTGCAAAGTGTGGTTTGCTTCATATACTCAGCCTCATCAAAGATT